GTGCTTTGGGCATTACGAATGATAGGAATCTGGTTGGCTGGATAGTTATCAGCATTGATTTGAGGAAGTTCCAGTTCGAAATCATCCCTACCATCTGACCTTACAACTGCTCGATACGGACCAGAGTTATAACTATTCACCTTGATCCTACTAACCCTAGGAACATTAAGGGTATCCTTGAGGGCTCTGGTTTCATCCTTAACCACATAGAACGCCGGCAGTTCAGCACGAGCTTCATACTTATACCCAAGAGCAAACTTGGATCTAGTATTCAAGCAAGAGAATACAAACTTGACAAGTACAAGCGCAGTGGTTGCTACGGTTGTGATTGTGAACGTTGTATCCGTCAGAACCGTCACAACATAATCACCCGCTACCACCCCCGTTAAAACCGTAATGGTATTACCCGTTACTAATTTATGCGGGAATTGAGAGGTGATGGTTGCAGTAGTAGACCCAGCAGTTCTAGCAACCGTACACATACCGCCTGCTGCTGTTTCATTGCCCTCTTGGGGAATGAAGTACCGTTGACCCACAGGTTTTGTCCCATCATATTGAATGGGTAGTTCCTGAAAGAACCCAGCAAGGTCTGGATTCAGGTAGATCAATACGGGTTGAAGGGTAAGATCCTCAAAGCCATCCTTAAAACAAATGTTACTGATGTTTGTTGCCAAGTCATATGTAACAGTTGGGTTATAATCAAAGAGATCTAACCTCACATCAAGGTACTGTCCCTCAAACAACAGGGATTCCGCAGGGGTATCCGTCAACAGGGACATCTTGCTTAGGACATAGTTACTACCGTGTTTGGTAACAACAAACAAAATGTCATGATCAAAGGTGAAGAACTGAATCGTACCAGGCAAGTTCCAACGGAACCACCCCTCAATACGAGTGTCTCCATTTTGAAACCAGCGATAAAGATACAACCGGCTGGGTTCTTGTCTGCTGAGGAGTGCCATGGTTCCTGCTGATTGCGACACCTCCATGCTCACAATAGCTGCGGGAATGTAGGTGGGAATCAACCTAGTCCGTTCAATACAAACGGGCTTCTCACTACTCCCACCAAGTTGCATCTCATAAATGGACGATGCCTTTTCTCCTTCCTCAAGGAACATAAAGGATGTCCCAATGTCAACAGGTGAAATACGATCTGTTTGACTGAAGACGGATAGGAGGTTTACTTCGGCTGTCTTTGGTGAGAAAGCTTCCGTTGTGGTGGATAGTAAGAATTGAGCATTATCACCAAACAACAATAAGCCTTGTGGTGTGGAGATCGCATGTTTCAAACGAATAGGTTTGAGGCTACTCGCACTAAGATCAATTGGGTCGCTATCAACAATGGTAATAACGGTGCTGGCAAAGAAATTAAAGTAATCTCCTGCCTGCGAACATATTACATTTTGCCGAGAAGCAAAGACAATACGGTTCTTATAAAAGGAAATTGCATCAATGGTATGCCCTACAAAGGAAGGCATTGGATTGGTGATTGAATCTCCTACCTCCCGATACTGCCAGAAGTTAAGACGTACATCATCCCCCTCTAGGTTCTGCGTATTGACGGCAGCAACGGTAAAGGTATCGCCAGCAGGATTTTGAACAAGGTTGGTAGCTGTGTAGCCCTGTCCGGCTTGGACAATGCTGATGCCGTTAATGATTCCGTAGATTGTTTTAACCGTAGTCAGACCAGCTTGTAGTTGGTTGCTAACACTTTGAAACGCACTATTGATGCTGTAAGTGGTATCACCAATAGTTAAAACACTTTGATTTGTTTTAGTTTCACCAATCTTTACACCAGAAAAATACCAGTGGTAGGAGACTGTGGTTGTTGTATAAGTAAAACCACCCCCTCGTGGATTGGGTCTATATTGTTTTGTGGTTGTCGTAACCTGTCTCACAAAGTTACTAGAAGAAGCTGAGTAACTATTAGAAACAAGAACATTTTGAACACTGGTGACTTGCAATCGTAAGTTATTACCAGTACCACCTCGGGCAGCAAACTGTTCCCCAACCACATGTCCAGCACTTGTAGCAGAAGCAATGGTTACGGAGGTGGGAACACCTGTGACAACGGTAGTACCTGCGCTACCAAGAGCGGAGGCTTCATCCAGTTGACGATAGGTGAAGGTACCATTAGCCTCCCTTATGATGACATGAGGCATCGTCTCCTCATTTAGATCTGTTACTGTGCTAGGAGCAATGGTCTCTTCCCAAAACCCAGTACCAGCTCCAGTGCCATCACTTGTGACAAATTTTACCCAGTAATCATCAGCACCTGAATCTGTTGTTCCTTCAACCTTAATCTTAAGTCCATTAAAGAACGATTTTGGTAACTGAGCAACAGACGTAACAGAGCCCATAAATGCTGTTATGGAAGTTCCAACATTACCACCAACAGCTGAGATAGCAAAGTTTCCGTTATTAGCACGGCGAATATAAATAACGTTCCCAATATGGCTCGCTACATAGTTCGCATTAGCGTCAATTGAGTTAGAAAGGTTGGTTACAATATCATTAACGTTTAAGTGTGAAGATCCACTTGTGTGAGTTGTTGTATAAGAAAAGCTGGTTGCGTTATCTAGCGTAACAGTGTAGGTAGAGCTGTAAGCAACAGTATTAATAGTAACAAACGCAAAAGGCGTCTGTGCTGCTGATGTTGCTGCTCCAGCTGCGACTACTTTACTTCTATTAAGAACAAAGACATAATCATTGATCTGAAGTGTTTGAAGTTCATCAGTAGACTTATGGGTAGCATACGCGATAGACTCCGCAGCAACCGTATTCACTGTTTGTTGAATACCAGTGTTAGCACTCCATACATTCAATGCTCCAGCCTTACTGAACTGAATGATATACTTCTCTTGATCATCTCGAAAGATTGAAAACCAAGTACCATCATCCACAGCATTAGCTAACTTACTAATGCCCCGTAACCCAGGACGCTTTGTCAAGCCCGTAGCAGTGTCTGGGTAGTAATTATCACAGGAACGTAACTGCCCATTAAATTTAGCGGTGTCGGGTTGTTGTGATACACCACCGATAAGGCTAACAATCTTTTGTGAAATGGCTGCCATTATCGTGCAATAGTACGGAACGGAGTATAAGAGATATAGAAGTTCTGACCAGTCTCTACCCCAAAGATATTAACCTCTGAGGTGTTTGTATCATAAGCGATACAGTTAGCTCGCAGCAATCCTTCATCTTGTTGGTTGAACTTAACCATATCTTGTGAACCAACAACGCTTCCCGCAAAGACACGTGCTGCTCGCTGGGTGATGTAGTCTTGGAAGACCTGAGGGAGATCTTCAAAGGAGAAGAACCATACCACATCACACACCACAGGACTACTGGTCCACGAGGTGAAGCTATGGCTGATCTTATCGTAGAGTTTGCCGTCTCTGATTACGGTTTGATACTGTTGGACGTTCTCGTATTTGTTGTCTGACAATTGGAGAACGTTATCGGGGATGACAATCTCATCATCCGCGTTAGGAGTAAAGGGATACTTGACTTCGGTATTGAAGTGCCACCCTTCCCCTTGAACCTCACGGTTTACTGAGTCAAGAATACTAAGAGCAGTAGAGATCTCTGGGTTAGCGATGTCGAGCGACACCACTGGTGCCTGCCCGATGGCCGTCAACATCTTGTTGATAGCTTGAAGTTGGGTCGTCATAATTCGGACAGGAGTTATTTAAAGAAAAGAGGCCCACCTTTAACAGCAGGCCCAGTATTAAAAGATGGATCAGGTGTTACGGAAAGCACCGGCAACGCCGACGCGCACAGCACCGCAACCATAGGCCAGACGGCCCACGATAACGTCACCTTGATAGATCACCTTTGTATCGGCGCCCGTGGTTTGCACGGAGGGGCCAATGGCCTCAACAACGCCAGCAGCGTCACGGTGGAAGATCAAGCCACAGCTGTTGGTGAAGTCGGTAGCAATACCATAGGTGTTGTTCTCACCGGTCACAGCAGCAGCATCAATGGCAGCGCCAGAAGCCGAACCATACTTCCCAAGGAAAGGAATGTTGTTGGACTTCTTAATGGAGATACCAGCGATCTCATAGAGACCATCACCAGAGTTCATGCTACCACCGGCAGCACCGTACTCACGGTTAAGGATATTGGTATCAACCTGAGAGATCAGGGCATAGTATTGACGGGGGCTCAGAACAGCCACGCGGCCATCCTTAGGAGCAGCCACTTCGTCAAGACGAGCAGCAGCTTCAAAGAAGCCATCCACCAGGGCCTGAGCATCATATTCCTTGGAAGCACCAAGGTTGATCTGGAAGCCACCGGGTTCGCCGGTCACAGCAGCCGAAGCAGCAGAGGCACGGTCCAGAACGCGGAAGATACGGCGATCATAGAACTCAGCCAGGCTTTGACCGATCTGACGGGCAATGGGACCACGAATGTCATACTGACTCATGATCTCATCAAGGTTATCCACAAAGGCCGATGCCACCAGCAGATCGTCCAGCGAAATGGTGGTTTCAGCAGCCGGAGGATTACCGG